CCCCATGAGTGGTTGAACCCATGATCGGAACCAAATAAAGTTTCTGAGGCAAAATCTGTTATAATTCCATCTTTACTACCCGATATTGTAAGAGCTTTATTAAATATTCTTCTATATAAATCCCAATCATTAGTATTAACTCTATCTTTACCCCCAAATTCATATATTCTTAAAATAGTATCAGGTAATCCCCAAATATTAATTAAGCTTCTTAAACCTGATATTGTTCCTTTTCTTTTAGCAAGATAAACTAAATTGTGATATAATCTTTTATAAATTTCTTTACTTACATCATTAATAGGAACAGGTTCATTACTTGCAGAAACAAAAGTATTAATAACTTCATTTTCTGTACTAGGAAAAAATGAACCCGAATCATTAATTCCAATTAACCCTGTAAATACATTATTATTATCAAAGTTATTTCCATAAACATCATATCCAAAGGATTTTAAAGTTTCTTCAACAATTTCGGGGGCAATACCTGTATTTATATTATTTGTGGATCTTAATTTATTAGTTATAGATCTTACATACAACCAAATATCATCAAAATGTTGACCAATCATATTGGAAAACTCAATATAATTATTATTATCTGAGTTTTCTCTTATAAATTCGGGAATTGTATAAAATAACCAATTAGGGTTATTATCATCAAACCTAGATGCTGTAAAAAGAGCACCTCCAAAAAAAGGATTATTTACATCATCACTTCCTAACCATGTTAATACTTCAGTACTACCTGTAGATTGAAGTATATAGGGAGCTGTTGAATTTGATTTTGGATAAGCATTAGAACCACTATTATAATACAAAAAATATTCGAACCCATCAAAATTTTTAATAGTTTCATTTATCCTATTATTAAGGGTTTGAATTGAAGCAGACGTTGTAGAAGAAATTAAGGAAGGACCTGTAATAGTTCTTAGTGAGTTTATATTATTTTGAAATGATTCAATTTGTCCTACTTTATAATAAAAATTTTCTACTCTTTTTTTAGCGGATGAAAAATGTACAAAATCATCATATTCATTTATAGAATAACTAGGGTTAAGTACAATACCTGTTTGATTAAGTAAATATTCAGACTGTGGAAGAGAAGAAGTAAAAGATGAAGTAGTTAAAGTATTTAATGTTTGAAATTCTGTAGAATTATTTACTTTATCTTTTATTTCTAAATTAACATTAGGGCCCCTTAAGTTAATTAAATTATTTGAGGGAACTTGTATTAGAGGAAAAGTAACTTGATATCCTTGGGTTTCGGATATTTTACTTACTATTTCTAATTCAGTTTTAATAGTAATAAAAGAAGGGAGTGGCTCATATAATTTAACTAAAAATGAAGATGGAGAAGTAGTTGTATCTAACTGAATATTTACGGCAATATAGTAATTATTATTACCTAAGTTAAGATAAAATTCATCAAAATATCCAACAGTATCTATTTTTTCTTTTAGGGAAGTAACTTCTTCTCTAATATCTTCACTACTTAAAATATTAGATTGTAATCTTATTTCTGTTCTATCCGAAGATATTTCGGATATAAAAATATTATTTATTTCAGGTGTAATAAAGTTATAAAACCCAAATAATGTACCCTTATCAAAATTATTATTTGTAATATCTAATGAAGGATTTAATGTAATTTCTTCTATATCAGATTCCTGAGTAGAAGTATTATTAATAACTGTATAATTAGTAAAATTAGTATTTTGATATACTAAATTTTTATTAGAATCGTATATAAAATATTCTATTCTATCAACAGTGGGATCGAAAAAACTATCTATATTTGAAGAAGGGATTATAGATTGATCATCTAGTTCAAACCCATCATTAAAAAAAGAAGAAGGATTTATTGGAGAAATGATAGCTCTATCAGGATTATATTTTAATATATCTTCTTTACCAGTATGTACAGCACCACCCATAGGAGTTCCATCAGGCATTATGTGGTAATTACCAATATAATCTCTTCCGTCTAAGTATTGTAATAGTCCTCCTTCTGTATATAATATAGCTCCCATTTATTATTTATTTAGTAACCACTAGTCCCAACATTAACAGCAGATGTAGTATTCACTCCAGCTATAGACGCCCCTGTAGCCACTTCCTGACGTTCTGTAGAAATTACTCCTGTAGAAAATTGTTCTACTAAACTTAAATTTTGTTTCCTAATATCCAAATTTTCTTGTCTTAACTCAGTTATTTCATCAAGTAAAGCTTGAATGGTTTCATTTTGTTCTTCAAATCCAATATATTCTGTAGATTGTTTTATTAAGAATTCATGTGAATTAGCTTCTCCCAATCTGGGTATGTTAAAAAATAAATTTTCATATATGGTAAAAAAATCTTCTACGGTAGCCAAATTCACATCAAAAAAAGTTTCATCTGGGGTTTGTACTAATTGTGTAAATTCGGTGTCTACGGTATCATTAAATTTTTGTTTATTAAAAACCTGTCTTTCAAAATTTATTATTTGGTTACTCATCCTTCTACTACTTTAAATTCTAAATCTGTATCAAATATTTTAGTTTCTCCATTAATGTTTATTTGTATTAATGTTGTATAATATCTTTCGGGCTCTAAACCATTCATATAAACATTAAAAAAGCTACATTCTTCATCAGCACTTATTTTAGTATGTTGTGGATCAAAATCTATAACATATTCATTAGTTTTACTATCTTTAATAGCATATAAAGATGAATCCCTGGGTAAATAAAAATTCTTAGTGTATCCCGAAGATGTTAAGAAAGTACGAGCCGGAAATTTTTCTATAGCATTAATTTTTAACTTTGCTATTTCTTCGGGATAATATTCTGCTTTATTATTTGATAATGACAATAGGGCTTGGGTTGTTATTAATTCTGTTGTATCCGAGGATCCTGTATTAAATATTGAATCATCCCATTTAATTTCTAATTGGGGAGGATATATAGTATTTGTGTCTCTTGAAAAAAATTTTAATTCAGTTTGTTGATTAATATCATCAATAAATTCTTGGGATTCGGATTGTCTAACTATAAATCCATAATTAGTAAATATTGAAGATGACCAATTAGTTATAAATTCTGTAACATTAGTGTTAATATCTAAAGTACTATAATAATCAAATGATTGAGATGCCACACTAGCAGTATACCATGCTCCTCCTCCTTGGTTATTTGATCCCGAGTAAGACCCAGTTATTCCTGCAGTAGGATCAAATCCAGCTACAGAAGGATCAGTTAACCAAACCCCACTACCTGAAGTTAATCTCCAATCCCATGAACAACCATTTACTACTAAGGGGTCTATTAAATATTCCCCTGATCCCATATTCCAGTTCTGACCTATTGCAGTAATTAAAACTGTAGTAGTTGAAGTTAAACCACGAGCATTTGCAGAATATACTCTTAAAAATGAAGTAGTAGAAAATCCACTAGCTATTACATCTAAAACATTGTATATCTCATCAAGATCAAATTCAACTAAAAATCTAGAAGCCTGAGGAAAATCACCTTCTTGTTGAATAGGTGATCCTATTTTAAAATCAGTAGTAGCTTCAATAATAGAATCTAATCCTGTGTTCATAGTAGGATATCCTGAATATAAAGTAGCGTCTTTTACGGGAAATAATTTATATACTGCCATTATATTTTATCTAAGTATTCCAGGGGGAATTGGGTTAAAAGAATCTGCATATGTGTTTCTAGGGGTAAAAGGTTGAGTGGTAGAAAAAGTAAACGACTCATTTCCTATTCTTGTTGTGTAGGGTACATTAATAGGTCCCCCATTAGGTAACGGATTTTCTAGATCTAAATTAGTACTGTCAGTTCTAAATTTAAGTTGGGGTTCTAAAACCAATGCCACAGACGTATATGGTTTTTGAGGGGTATAAAAATGAGTAAAATTAGAATCTGGATCATTTATGGGTCCCCCAAATGGAAATCTATCTTCTAAATCTAAACTAGTTTTATTAAAACTATTTTCTAAAAAGGGATTTTGAGAGGGGGTATTATTGGGGGGATTAGCCGCAGGTAATTGACTAGAATTAACAGCCATTGGGGGAAATGCGGTATTAATATTTGTTGGGACTAATGGAGTTGGCATAATATTTTATTTTACAATGGTACTATTCTTCCCTTTATATCTTCAGTAGGAAATTTAACTTCAAAAATCATGGGATCAATTGAAGGATATACTACTTGATCTATAGTAGCTCCTTCTACATCATATGCGTTGTTACTATAACCTAGGGATTCTCCTGTTTTATTTATTACTTTTATATTTTTTATAGTTTGAACTCCCTCTATTGTGGATAGAAGAGTATTAATATCTGTCAATAAAATAGGTTCATTAATTTCAAAATTATCTTTATTAAAATATTCAGATAAGGCATTTATGCAATTAGTTAACACCTGATTATTATTATAGTTAGGTCTTGTTACTATATCAAAGTCTACTCCTATATTAACTATAAAAGCATCTTTGATTCTACAAGAATCTCCTACCATTTTATATTCAGAAAGGTAAGTTCTTAAATTATTTTTTAAACCCTCGGATGCGCTTGTATAATTACCATTTAAATCTTGGGATAGTACGTATAAGTCTATTATTGTAGGAGTTTCACCTGGATTTAATTCTCCTATTTGTGAGGGAATCGCATAAGCTCTGGATACCGTTCCAAATTCGGGGGGCATTGATAAGGCTCTAATTAAATAATCCTGGGGGGTTACAGTTCTTAGTTGATTTTGAAAATTTCCTAAAGCATTTTGTTTAATTTCTTGTAAATTATCCCCATTAGATCCCCCATCAGCAGCTAGTGGATTATTTACTTGAAGAGAGTTAAAAATTAAATCCGCAAGAGAAGTATCAGTAATAGCAGTAGTATTTACATATCTTACTTCGTCTGTATTTAATGATGTTATAGTATTTGCATTAACATTTGAAGTAACTCCCCCTCCAGTTAAATATCTTACAGTTAAAGTAGTATTATTAGGTGCTATTCCATAAGTATTAGTAAAAATAAAATTAGTAGGGGAAAATGCTGTAGTAAGTTTTGATTGTTCAAAGGGTAATCCCAAACCCACATTATTAGGGTTAGGGATTATTTCTTCATCATTATCTGAAGTAGTTCCTGCTCCAAATTCAAGTTGAAGATTAGTTCTATCTAAAAATCTAGTTGTAAATCTCCTTTGAACTTTTTTTAATTTTAATAAATTATTTACTGTTGAATCAGTAGAATAATTGGGATCATTTGGATTAATATTACTTATTGAATCAAATACTGATTCCTGAGCTAAATTAGGTACTTCAAAATATTCATTACCATCACTATCAAATATATCTAAAATACCTAAAATATTAGTAGCATTTATATCTCTAGTAGAAAATTTTTGAGGGGAATCAAATGAAAATGAAGTAGTATTAATAGTTGATGATACTGCAGATCGTGTTTTCTTTAAAAGGAAAAATTCAGGTTCTGTACCCGATAACTGAAATATACTTACTTCAGTTGGATCTAAAGAAGAAGAAAATGAGAAGTCTACACTATCTTCTATTATAAAGTTTATACTATCATCTGATAATAGTGTGGTATTTTCGGGTATAAACAGGGCATAATCATAATCGGGTACTTTTTCTCCGGATACTGTTTTAGCAGGTAATTGTTGGAAAAAATCAACCTCTACAGTAGATGCTGTTGTTACTTTTGGTCTATATCCTAATAAATAAGCTAAATCAAATACATTACTAGTTTGTTTAGCTCTTTGAATAAAAGTTTCTTGAATTTGATTATCTATATAAAATGATAAAACATCCCCCACATAGGAAGCCATTTCAATAAATAACATACCTGTAGATGAAGGTGAAAAATCATTAAAAGTATTAGGGAAATAAGTTTTAGTATACTCTATAAGATTATTTCTTAAACTATTAAAGTCCTTATTAATGTATTTTATTTCTCTTTGTAATTCAGCCATACTAGTATTGTAAATTAATGGATACAGAATCTGATACACCTAAATTTGATATAGAATAAATTATAGAAAGTTGAATTGTGTTATCAGATTTTTTTATAAAAAATTGTTGGATATTAACAGAGGGGAACAAACTTTGAATTTGATCCTGCATGATCTGTCGTAAACCTATTTCTGCATTATTCTCAAATTCAAATAGAAGTGATCTTAAATTAGCCCCAAAATTTGGATTAAATACTCTTTCTCCCTGGTTAGTTAGTATAAAATTAATTAGATTAGCTTTAATTTGATCTCTTGTTTGGAATGTCTGATTAAAAACGGCACTCCCATTCAGAGGGAATCCAAAACCAATAGCTACTCTTTGGTCTATATCTATAGGTAATTTATTTGCAACTATAGTAGCCATTAATTATTTTTTAATAATGAACCAATTTGATCTAAGCTAACTTGACCAGAAGGTAATGTTCCATTAGTAGAATCTAATCCTTGTTGGGGTTGAAATTGCCCTGATAATGTTGAAGTGGTCATGGTATTAGCAGTTTCTCCTAAAATATCTTTATATGAAGATCTTAAATTTGATCTTACACTTTCTTTATTGGAAGAAATAATAGGAGTGTGTAATGTTTCATTTATTACAGGAGAAGGACGTTTTACTGCTTCAAGTAAAATATCCTTTAGTTCTTCTCTTATAACTTCTCTAGTAGCTTCCTTAATTATATCTTTTAATCTTTCTACTTTCATTTTATTATTTATTATAAATACTACAATATCAAAAAATATTATTTTTCTCTTTTACGAATTCTATTTTTTCTCCTATCTTTTCTTTCTTGTTTTCTTTCTTTACGATCTTGTTTTCTATCTTTACGTGCTTCTTTTCTAGTTATTTCACCAGATTTTCTTACTTCCCTTCTTTCTTTACGATCTTGTTTTCTATCTTTTCGAGCTAGTTCCCTAATTTCTTTTCTTGTGAATCTTTGTGGTAAACCTTCTATTTCTAGTTCAGGTAATTCTAATTCAGTATCCGGAAGAATTACATCTACATCAGCTGATATATCATCTGGATTTATTAATTCCTCATTTGGGAGAGTAAATGGGTCAGTAATAAAAATTAAATTATAGTTATCTATCTGAAATTGAATTTCTTGAACTAGTACTTCAGGAGAAGTTGTAAATGATAAATCAGTTGAAATAGAAACTCCATTTGTAGAATTTAAGCCATTTACTCTAGTTTGAGTTAAAGAAGATTCACTTGTTTTATATTCAATAGTAAGTCTAAATCCCTTATAAAATAAAGGATTATCTGAATTTGGCTGTAATCTTAATAAGAGATCATTACTATTATCAATATTTTCCTCTGGAGAGGATGAACTACCAGCTTGATCTAGGGCATCAGAAAATTCTTCATCAAAATCAGCCTGAATTTCTTCTAAAGAAACTTGTCCAGAATTTGCGACATATGTTAAAAATATTACAATATCTAAAAGTATTATTGCTACATCTAATATTATTTCTAATGTGTCAGATGTATCATCTATTTTATCTGATATTGGAGGGGTTGCTTCATTTATCAAATCCCCGGCTCCTTGAACTTTTTGAGATGTAACACTTAGCCTATCTAAATTTTGTGATAAAGAAGTAATAACATTTAGTGGTAAACCCACACCTATGGGGGCACCAGTGGGAATAGGTAGTGAAGTAATTGTATTAGTGGCTACGTTAATTGCAGTGCCAGTAATATCAAGAGTTTGTCCTGTTTTTCCTAAAGTACTTAAAATTGCCTTTACACCTGTAAGTACTCCTCTTACAATTGAGATATAGGTTACTGTTTGATTTAGAATTTCTCTATATTGACTTAAACTTTCTGCTAATTCATTTTTAGTTTGTTGTGGTAAGAATTGGTAAGAGGTTTGATAAATAGATTGGACAAATAAAGGATCCCTTAAAAAACTTGTATCAAATTTACGTTTTTTCCCTTCTTTGACATCTTCAATAGTAGTAGCTTCTTTAATTTGTCTTATTAAGTCTCTTTCTTGTTCCCGAGTAATATCACCTGCTTCCCTTAATTGTTTAACTTCATCAATAGCATCTTTACGAGTTTGTTCTAATTCTCTTTCTAATTCTCTTTGATCTTTTCGTTCTTGCTGTCTATTTTCTCTTTCTTGTTGTCGATTTTCTTGTCTATCTTCTCGTTCTTGTTGTCTATTTTCTCTTTCGTCCTCTCTTCTTTGACGTTCTGCTTCTCTATTTTCAGGTCTTTCTTCTCGTCTTTTTATTCTAGCTTGTCTTTTTTTCTCTTTTTCTTCTTCTTTAGCTTGTTCTCTATCTTCCTTTTCTTTATCTCTATTATCTTTTTCTGTTTGTCTATATTGTTCTTTTTCTTCCTCCCATAAAAGTCTTTCTGCCTCTAATTCATTTTTATAGGTTCGTTTAGCCTCATTTCTTAATTTATTAGCTTCTGATTTGGATATTTGTGGTTTAAGGCCCTTTTTATCTAGCCTTTCTTCTATTTTTATTCTATTACTTGCATAAGTAAATCCTCCAGTTACACTTGTTCTTGAATTAATTAATAATTCAATATCTTCCTCAGTAGCCCCCTGAGTTGATAATTCTCTATAATCTCCACTTACAATTTTAGCACTTAATTTTCCCCTAAATTCTTTAGTGTAAGATTCATTTTCCTGTTGAAGTTCTATACCACCTACAATTCTAGTTGATGGGGGAGGAGTAAAAATAATTTTAGTTTTAAAAACTTCAGCATTAGCTAATCTATCTATTTCTTCTAACCTATTATTATATTTGTTAGAAATATCTATTAAAGCTTGATCGTGTCTAGCTGATCTTTCTCTTTCAAGTTCTTCTCTATCTTCTCTTCTCTCTGCTCTTTCTTTTGCTTTTTCATTAGCCCGGGCTTCAATTTTGTCAGTAGCATTACTACTTAACGTTTGTAATTTAGCACCAAATAATTCTTCTATAGAAAAATCTATAGGTAATGGAGTACCTATTTTATTTGAAATTTTTGTTTCAAATTGATCTAAAGTTCTATCTGTAAATCTTATACCTTGATTTGTAGCAGATTGATCAAGTTTAGAAACTTGATTTCTGGCTGTTTGCATTAAACGTGCTATGAGGGATTTAAAACTCATTACTTAGAAAAAGTTACTTTAGATTTATAATTTTCAAGATTATTTAAAATATTTAAAGCCGATTGTTTTAATTCACCTCCAATATTTAATAAAGCAGCATTTGAAGTTTCATCTGAGGTTAACATAGGATTGAGTTCAAAATTATTACCCAAATCTACTAGTATATTAGCTAGAGCCTCAACATCTGATAAAAACTTATCCCCCAAAATTACAGGTTCTACAACCTCAAAATCACTACTACCCAATAGAACTTCTCCTTCTTTACCTACTGAAACTGAAAAACCTTCTTCGGCATCTACGTTAACTGTCTCTTGGGCATTTAAATTTATAGAATCATTAGAAGATAGTAAAATACTATCATCATATGAGTTAAATAATAATCTTCCTGAATTTAAAATAATTTGTGAATCTGAATATAAATTAGGTAATTTTGGTTCAAGACCAGTCTCGTATGATTTATATTTTTTAGAGGCAACTTCAATAGGGATTTGTTGGGTTGAAGTTAAGTAAATACTACTTTTATTTAAATTTACATTTTCAACTTGAGGTATCCATGCATCTTTACCATCATTATATTGATCATTTTTTAATATAGTTATAGGATCTCCATTTAACCCCGAATTAGACCATGGATTAAAGATTTTAGAATTTTGAACCGTAGAACCAAATCTTAAACTTTGGCCCCATCTTCCTTCGTAGGTTATATCTCCCTCAAAAGGTTGGTTTGGTTTTATATTATTTTTTTCTGTAAAAGTATCACCTAAATTTATTTCAGTAGGGTTAGATGTAACTCTACTTACTAAACCTAATTGGGATTGTTCATAACTAACATCCTGTGAAAGGGGAATATTAAGAGAATCAGAAATATTAGGTAAAGCATTATGGTGATTATTATTAAATATATTTACAGGTTGAAAATAATAATATCTGTAACTATGAACACTAGTAGATTGATCAGAATCAGGTAGGGATATTATATAAACTATTTCATTAACTAGAGGATATATTTTTATATTAGGAAATAAGGGTCTGGCAGGAAGACTAGTTAATGGTGAACTTGAGGCATCATCTACTTCTTCAAATAATATAGTTCCTATACTTTGCCAACTTCCATTTTCATTAAATATTTCAGTATTAGTTACATTATCTAAAATAATGTAATTAACTCTTCCAACCAAAAAAGAAGAATTACTACCTTGGGAAATTCCATTTATTTTTAAAGATGATATCCCTGTTCTAGTCTTTAACATTTTTATCATTTAATTCAGGAAAAGCACTTTGTAATCCTTCTAATAATTGATTCTTCTCTTCTTCGGATAATCCTAAATCATCTCCTCCACTACTAGATTGTAAAGTTCTTTGAACTATACTTGCCATTTTAATAAGTTGTTCATTATTTTTAACACTTATTTCTAAATACTCTTTAATTAAAGGAACTATTAAAGTAGCATCACCGATTTCTTGGACTAATGGTTTTAGTTCATTAATTAAAACAGTAACTTGATTGTTTTTTTCCTGTTGCAAATCGTAAATTTCTTCCAATAAATCTGAAAATTTTTTATCTTTAAATATTACAGAATCTAATAACCCCATTTTATTTATAAATATGTAGGGGTTTAACTATTGGGGAAACTCACCAGTATTTAAAAAATATAAATATTTTTCTTGAAATATAGAATATAATACTTTAGCATTTTTAGTAATATTAGGGGTTTTTACATCTATCATTTCCCTAATATAAATGTAAAGTGCTTTTTTATTAAAAACATCTATTTTGTCTCGCTTTCTAAAAAGTTCTAAAATACAATCAGCTACTTTTTTATCTTCAGACTTAGGAAAAAGAATATCTAAACGTTTAGAACAATAAGTTACAAAATAATCCATGAATAGAGATAATCTATCTTTTTCACTTAACCCCTCGAATGTTAAATCCCCCCATTCATATTCTTCTTCATATACCATATTTTTATGGTGTAAAACAGAATTATTATTATCAGAATCGGATGAATTATCCTGGGTTTGATCTATTGAGGAATTATTAATTAATTTTTTATAGTTTTTTTCATTATAAACTATAAGATATCTTTTTACAATGGTACCAAAATAAGAATATGCCTTAGCTCCTTTAGAAGGATCAAAAAGATGAATTTTTGATAAAAGAAATGTTATAATTTCATGTTGTAAATCTTCTAAATCTTCAACATCAGTATTATAAAATTTAAAAGTATGAATTATATTCTCTGTAAGTTTGTAAAAAGGCCAGTGAATATATGTTTGATATAAATCACTACGCTCTTTATTACATGTAGAATTATTATATTTTACAATTGCGTTTTCTGTGTCTTTAGTAAAATATCTTCTTTTTTGTTTTTGTGCTTTATGTTTTGCTATTATATGGTCCATCTTCGTCCAGGTTTTTAACGTTGAATTCGTTTAGAATTTTTTGTAATTCCGTAACCTGATTAAAGAAAAAACCTATTTCATCATCGGACTTAAAAGTGCCCTTATGATCTATTTTTTTTAATCTCTCATCTGTTAATTCTATTATTTGAGAGAATTTTTCTACATAATTAAGGTATCCTATAATTAAATCCTCCGCAGTTTCATTTTTTCTGAGAAGATTATAAGTAGTATATCCTAAAGCTCCTACTAGAATAGCTAGGAGCGATATTATAATCCAAAGTATCATAAATTATTTAACATATTTTTCAAACCTGGACTACTAACTGAAGATAATGCTTTTTTCCTAGCTGATGGTTTCTTTGTAGTAGTATTCGGAGTTGAGGGTGAAGAAACTGAATTAAACTTGGGTAACCATTCTCTTTCAAATTCAATTCTTGTTGCCATCATATCAGCATGATGAATTATAAAAGGAAGAGATGTACGTGGTTTTGTTTCGGGAAGATATGTTTTATAATACGGTTCATTCGCGGAATCATATAACCCATCATGTAACTTGATACCTAACCATTCATTTGGAGATACCTCAATATTATTTGAGGTAAGTAAATAAATTGATCTATCAGGAACAGACATATAGGAGATTTTAGTATTAAAAGTATACATTTCTCCTAAGTTTTTCTTTCTCCATTGATCCGTAGAGGGTACGTGTGCATATTCCTCCCCATCACCCATTTTACCTAGGTCATGATTAATAGCTGAGAATACTATTTCTTCTAAAGTAAAAGTATCCTTATTAACTCCCATATCACTCCATACAGAGGTTAATTTGAGAGCACATTCAACTACACGATTAACATGATCAATATAACCCCCGGGAAAACAATTATGATATGCTTTTTTATGTGAAGCAGGCATTAACATAATTTCCTCCTTATGTTGTTCATAAAAAGAAACTAATTTTTCTGCTCTATCTGGGGATATATATTCGTTAATATAACCTATAAACTTATCCCATTGGGATTGAATTTGTTCTGCTGTTAATTCCATTTACTTAAGTCGATTTAATTCGTTTCCTGAAAGTGGTTCACGTTCAATCTGGGTACGAAGATCTTCTACTATATCATCAATATCATTTAACGATTTTTTTATATTACGAGGGTTTTGGTTAGTAGAAACCATATGATTAATCTCCCTAGTCTTATTCTGGATACGTTCTAATTTTCTGTTGAAATAATCTCTATTTCTCATAATTTAAAATATTTTAATATTTAATTACCTTATAAACCTTTATTTTTTTATTGAGGTTTCAATATGGTATTCCGAAGTTACGAAAAATATCTTGGGGAATCAAGTCTTTTCGCAAAAGTCTTTAGAAAGATCCAAAATTTCTTTAAGATATATACATTTTTCATATTCTTCTAAATCTTCATAGTATAAAATACAATTATTAAGTGCAAATAATAAAATTTTATCCGACTCACTTTCTAATATTTTTAAATCTTCGGGATTATTAGTGTCTAAACAAGTTAAATAAAAATAAGATCTTTCGTATAACATAAACTCATAAGCATCCTGAACATCATTATAATCTGCCCCTATATTAAATCCATCAACCTGTGCTAACATTTTACTTCCATGGGATTTGTAATTATAAATTAATTTTTTAAACATCCCTATCCAGTATTGGGGGGTATTCATTAATTCTTCTAAAGTAATAGCCTGAGTTGAAGAACTTTTAGATTCGTTATCGTTAGAAAATAAAGAAAAAAAATTAGAAAGATTCATATTAAGAATGTAAAGCTGCTAATTCACCTTCTATACCCGCTATTTCGGCACAAAGCTTAGCATACTCTTGTTCCACATTAATTTTTTTAGGGTTATCAGGATGATATTTCCATAAGTCGTCTTTCATATTAGCTAAATCAGCTAATTTATTTAGCAAATAAATATGATCTGTTACTTCTTGAGCCATGAGTTAATATTAAATAATTAATTAGTAGATTTAAGGAGGACTAGGTTCGGATCTCCATTCACTACTTTCAACAATGATAATTATCTCATCATGATTGTGTAGTGTTTTATTGGATAACGACTCAATTGTAGGTGGTATATCACCATTATACTTTACAATAGCCTTATCCCCATCAACACTACGTATTGTAGTTTCAATGCTAGTTGTTAACAATTGACTATAATCCAGTAATGTTAAATCAGATGTATTTATTATTACATAAGTTCTAGAGTCCATATCTATTTTTTGTTGCGTTATAATTTTGTAATGCCTCAGCTGCACTTAATGTTTTATTATACATTTTTATTGCAGAAATTCTTCCATCCAAGAAAAATCCTGCCCTGTTACCTCCTGCAAAAATATTCTTTCCGGTTGCAAAATTTGTAGCACTTGCATCTCCTTGAGCAAATAAACTGCCGTTTAAATACATTTTAGCACCGTTTGTATTAGTGGTTCCATCCCACATACAAACTAAATGATGCCACTGTTCTAGAGCTGGATAGGTACCGTTAATATTAACTATATAAGATGAATTATTACTTATAACAAAAATTAAATTTGTTCCATTACCAAAAATATCAAAATTTCTCTCGCTCGTATTACCTCTTGTTCTACCCTTTGTAATAATACCATCGTTTTTTGAGTCTGTACTATCTGCATAAAACCATACATCTATTGATAGTGGGTAAGACTCAAAAATCGCAGGATTACCAAAATTTACTTGATCATCTACCCCATCAAATTGAAAATACCCTTCCTGAGATGATGTGTAAGCTGTTCCATTATTAATAGTTCCATTATTGCCATTAACCACATCAGTCCATGTAGTACCAGTTCCTGAATAACTAAATAAATCTGATGCATCAGCTCTAAAAATTAAACTATCTGTAACAATATTTTCAGAGGGAGATAACCTATTGGTTAAACCACCTATACCTTTTAACTGAATACTTCCACTTGTTGAAGTATCAGTAGGAGTAAATACTACAGAAGAATTACCTGAGGGTATTACGACTCCAAATTTAAAGTTATTTTGAACTAAAGCCGTATTCGATATCCCACTAAAATTACTAAAGGTTCCTGCTGAAAAACTCGCAGTATCTATATTATATGAACCATCTGAATTTATATTAGTATTTTGCTCAATAACAAAATAAGATGAACCACTACTTGGATTAGTAAACTGAAGAGTTTTTGAGCCACTTAATGAAGTAATATTTATTCCTTCTCTTAACTGTTCCGGAGTATATGTGGACATGTTTTTTTTTATAAATATAGAAAAATACCCCCAATATAGGGGGTATTAATCTAACTAAATAATTAACTTACATACTCAAGTGCCATATTGAATAATTCTTGATTAACTTTTTGATTTTGAGCGAAGTTCTTAATTTTACGAACTTTACGGGTTTTAACTCCATAATTATACTCAAACATTCCGTGAATTACTTTTTCTTGAAGTAAATTAAATGTTGACCAAAGCGAACCATCAGCATCCTCATTACGAGTTGGTTCAAGCAATTCTTTATAATCAATGGTAATTGCTTTTAATTTATCCTCTGAAAAACGAGTTGAAACAGCTTTTTTAGCAAATTCAATTAATTGATCCTGATCCAATTTAATTTCTTTCATTTTATTCATTGAATCAACCGTTAATGGAAGTTGTTCCATAATACCATTAATAGTATTTTGCAATTCTTCAAAATTATAATGAATATGTCGAATTTTCATACTACCAAAATCTTCAGTAGAAATAACTAAACCATTAGAACAAACTAATCTAAATAATCCAACTCGGAATTGAAATGATGATTTACCATCATGTGAATTAATAAGTAATACTTGTGGATAAACTGTATCATTATCAGCACCAGTAATTTGAATATCTGGGTTTTGGAGTGTGATAAAATGTTTACAAGTGTTTTTATTACTCTTACGAACCTTAATTTGTTGAGCTTTAATAGGCTTCCAACCTAATGTTTCTAGATCATCTAATACATCCTCAGTGGGGATATGAACATACTTTTCTGAAAGACCAGCTGAAGGAGCTTTACTAAACACTGAAGGCACTAAACTTCTCAAATCATTTTTACTTAAAAATTCCATAACATTTATTTATTTACTTTAACAATGACGTAAATATACGAAATAACTCTGAGGCAGCCAAGCAACTCCGAGGAAGCCTTTAAATTTTCTTTTCAACATACACACAAGTGTCTCCCTCTATAAATCCTTTTTCTTGTAAAAGTGGGAGGGATATGGGTAAACACCATGCATAAATAGTTTTGTCAGTATACATTTCATTTACATATTCCCATCGTGTATCCCATAATGATCTGTAAATACCCCTACGTCTATAATCCTCATGCACCCAAGCATCTAAAAATTTTATTTTATTATTTCTTTGGACTTCCATAAAGATGTGCCCTACAGTAATACCCTCAATTACTGCTATCCATCCAATTAAATCTTGGAAGTGAGTATTTATGCGAATTATTTCGTGTTCCACTTATGACCATGTGTGGTCATAAATATTAGGAGTTAGAAACTATGTCAGGTTTAGCTCCCTGGGCTGAACGGGTTTTTCCTCTTTTAGGTCTAAAATCTTTTTTCTGCTTACCATCCGTTCCCTTAATTTGACCCTTACATACTTTAACAGCTCTGGCAGCTAAAAAGGGATTATGTTTTTCCCCTTCTCTTTTTCTTTTAGCAATATATTTTTCACCTCTTTTACAGAGTTTTTCTCTAATAATTTGCTCCAATATTTCTTTTAGGTGAATCATTTTTTAAGTAACAAATAGGTAATTAATAAACAACTCCCTACAATTAAACCTACTATAGAAAGAGCCTGGGTTATCATCGTTCTAATTCTGGGTGGAATTTAATATAAACTTCCTTAGCATCGGGTTTTATGGATTCTCCATCTACCTCAACTTCCACAGGATATACATTAGCATCTTCACCATACCAATAATTAATTTTATACCCTCCTTCTTCGGATAGTTCAACAATTAACCCCCTAACATAATCTTGATCCTCAGCTTGAAGAATAATTTTTTTTCCTCTAGGCAATACAAAATCAGTTACTTCTAAAACCTGTTCTTTTAGGGGTATTATATCTCTAAGTTTTATCATTATTTACCTTTAGATAAATCGGCTCTTTTAGTTACATTAATATTAGACTTAACTATAAACTTAAGAATATCTGTTAACTGGGTATCTGATGAATCATCAATAGTTTTTTCTATTACTTTAATATCATCAGCGGTTAAACCATGTCCTTCTTTAAGAATATAATCTCCATCTCTATGTAAGAAAACTAAATCTTTTTTAATCATAGTTTTAAGAAGAGCCTTCGCTTTTTTAGTATCAAGACTTAATCCATCTTCTAAAGCTTTTACTCCTAGAGCACCTCCTTCTTTTTTAAATACTTTTACAGCACCCTTAACCATTTCGTCTACTTGCTCCTTAATAGTTTCTTTAACTTTAATTCTAGGCTGAGTATCGAATTCTTCCATATCATCATAAATAACTTCTGTTACGTCATTTACTAGTGATTTAAGTTTACCTGCTAATTCTGGTTTATGCTGTTCAGCAAATGATAATAAATTTAACATACCATTTTGAGCCATATCTCCAATAGTGTTGAATTCTTCAACTTTATAACTAGGATAAGTCATTCCATAATCACGAGCTTCCTGCATTACACCTCGATATTGATTTCCCATTTCATTTGCTAGTTCATCTAAAACATTCTCATCTCTTATGTTAAGAATCATTTGAGAAAATGTAGTAGCCCCTAATTCCTTATATACTTTCGTAAGAGCGTCTCTAGCCACGTTAAGTCTTTCATTAATTTTATCCATTTTATTCATTTTATTTTCTCCCATTTCTCTCCTTAGAGTTTCTGCATCATGATCCATTTGATCTTGGGTTAACATATCCATATATGCTTGGAATGGATTTTCAGGTAGGGTATCAATTTCACCTCTACGTAATTTTTGGAGGAAAAATACCTTAGCTTCATCTCTCAATTCATTCTCTGCTTCTATTTGTCGAGGGTCTTTTGTATGCATTCCCTCTTCTAAGGGTTCAGCAAATTTTTTCATTGCATCAAACATTTCAGGGAAAAATTGTCTTGCATAACTACGAGCGTTCATCATGACTAAACCTTCCTTATCATCCTCATAGCTCTCAAAATCATCCATATAAAAATCAGTTGCGTTATCAGCGGCATCAATAAGATCAGAGAGACTAGGAAATTTAGATGGTTTACCTAATTCTCTATGCATAGATGATACTAAAGCAAATTGATCTGAACGTCCCCATCCCTGAACTTCACCTAATGGTCTACCTTCATCATCAACTGGATTAGGTACATCTTCATCATCTTGTTCAGCATCTGGGTCATAATCTTCATCTATACTATAGTTAGGAGCACTTTTACCAGTTATGTCTTCAACATAAGCAATAGCATTATTAAGTTCTTTCATACTAAATGCAGCTTTAGAAGCTTTTTCTCTAGCATCTTTATAGCTTATTCTTCCCATTACTACATCTGCTGCTAAGCTTTCTACTTCACTACCTCCAGTACCAAAATCTTCATCAGATTCTAATTGTTCAGTAAGTGGGTTATTTTTTAGATAATCTTGATAATTGAAATCACTCATTATTTTTTATTTAAAATTTCTTTAACTTTTGCTTGTATTCTTTCGTTAGTGTATTGGAATTTTTGTCCTTTACCTTTATATTCATATCCACCATCAGGATATTCAGCAGCTATTTTTTTATCTGCTTCTTCTCTATTTTTTGCTTTAATGACCATTTTATCTACACCAAATTCATTTTTTGGTATAGTATAATGGAATAATTGTTTACCTTCATCTATTGTACCAGATGTAGGTCCTCTTTTTGAATAAAAATCTGATTGAGCTTTAGCTTCTCTATCTAAACCTCCCATTACGTGATCAATAATTCTTTTTAACCCGTCCATAGTAATAGGTGTAGGATTATAATTACCATCAGTCATATAAAAATCTACACCTGCTTCACCAGAACGTCCCTTTCTTCTCATTCCAGCTCTAATAGCCTCATCTTCGTCAATCTTAAATCCATACATACGAGAAATAGTAAATTCATCGGTATTTGTATCATGTTGAAAAAATAAAGACTGATTTTTAGTTTCATCAGTTACCATATATCCTTTAACTCCTTCTTTAGGTGGATATCCGTCTGGTCTTAG